GACCGGGCCCGTCGGCGCCGCCGTGACCGTCGACCCCGTCAGCGACCGCTGGGCCACCGCACAGGACCTCGCCGACGCCGTCGGCAGCGCCCTGTACGACGACGGGCTGCGCACCTGGCACTGGGAGCCCGTGCCCGTCCTGGCGGGCACCCCCGACGTGACCCTGGCCACCGGCCCCGAGGGCCTGGTCCTGGCGCCCGAGGCGACCCTGGCCCGTGATGCCTGGTTCAACTACGTGCAGCTGCGCTACACCTGGCGCAACAGCTCCGGAGCTGACCAGGTCGTGACCGCCACCGCCTACGTGGCGTCCGGCCCGTTCGCCATCAACGGCGACGCGGGCAAGCGCATCCTGCTGGACGAGCGGCGAGTCCCGACCACCCAGGCCAGGGCCAACGCCGCCGCCCAGTCCGTGCTGCGCCGCCAGCTGTCCAAGTCCCGCTCGTTCACGTTCGAGGCCATCGCCGCGTACTGGGTCCGGCCCGGCATGACCGCCGCCGTAACCCTGCCTGGTGGCGGGCAGGAGCTGCACCTGGTCAGCCGCGTGGCGTTCCGGCCCCTGGCGGGCACCATGACCGTGGACACCCGGCTGCCCGAGGACTACACCCTGGCCACGACCACGCCCCCGCCTGCCATCCCGACCGACCCGCCCCCGGCCCCGACCGCCGACCCGCCCCCGCCCGTCCGTACCACGTTCGTATCGGAATGGGTCGCCAGCGCCAGCCAGGCGTACCGCTCGAACGGGCAGAAGAACACCGTCCTGCCCGACCGCGTCGCCCAGGGCTACAACCCCGGCAGCGTCAACGGCAACCAGCTGTCTCTGATCCTGTTCACCGCCGCCAACTCGACCCCGGCGCCCGGCAAGCGAGGCGAGACAGGCAAGACCATCGCCCAGGCCCTGCCCGCTGGTGCCCAGGTCCAGCGCGTCCAGGTCGAGCTGGTGCCAACCCACACCTACCAGTCGAGCGGCGGCACCCTGCGCGTGGGCTGGACCAGCGACCAGGCAGCCATCCCGGCCACGTTCAAGTCTGCGTTCGTCCGCACCAACCAGTCCGGCTGCAAGGTGGGTACCCCCCGCTGGGTCGACCTGACCAGCACCGAGCTGGCTGGGGCCCTGGAGGGCGGCAAGCCCCTGGGCGTCACCCTGGGCCCCGGCATCGGCACGTCAACCCTCTATTACGTCCTGGTGGCGGGCGCCACGTATGCCACCGCCAGCTGGCGCCCCCGCGTCCGCATCACCTACACCAAGTAAGGAAGGCACCCCCCATGGGAACCAAGGCCACCACCCAGGGCACCCTGACCACGCCCGACGGCGACGAGGCGCCCCAGCTCGACTACTGGCTCAACCAGCTGGCCGAGCAGATCGAAGACAGGTACGTGGGCAAGACCGACACCGCTGGCCGGTCCCGCATCCACCGCGCCCGCAACCTGGGCGCCGGGCTGACCACCGACGCCAGCGGATACATCACGCTGAACCACGGCGCCCCGTTCACGCCCACCACGATCACGGCGCACGTCACCAGCAACGCCGCCACGCTCCTGGTGCCGATCAGCACGGGCGATATCACCGCCACCACAGTCAAGGTCCGGTTCCAGTCCTGGTCTACGGGCGGCAACATCGCGCCCGCTGGCACCGCCCTGAACAGCTCCCTGACCCTGGTCTGTTACGAGTGACCTAGCGCCAGGCAACAAAAAACAGGCACCGCGGCCGCCGCCGGCGACGACCGAAACTAGCGCGACACGACAGAAAGGACCCACCACCGTGCAGCTCATTGACGACACCAGGGCAGCCTGGGGCGCCGCCAGCTCCAGCAACCCCCGACGGGTCGACCCCACCGCCCGCAAGGGCATCAGCTGGCACTACGACGGCGGCAACCCGCTGGGCCTGGCGCTCCTGCAGCACACCGCCTGCCTGCGCCGCGTCAAGGCCGACCAGGCGTTTCACCAGGCGACCCGAGGCTGGGCAGATATCGGGTACAACGCCCTGGTCTGCCAGCACGGGCGCGTGATCGAGGGCCGAGGGCTCGACCTCATCGGGGCGCACAGTCCTGGCGTGAACGTCGAGCACTACGGCGTGCAGTTCATGGTGGGCGGCGCCGAGGCCCCCACGCCCGCCGCCTACCGACGAGCTGCCCAGCTCGCCGCCGACCTGGCCGCGCACAGCGGCCACCAGCTGCGCCAGTGGGGCCACAAGGACGACCCCCAGGCGTCGACCGAGTGCCCCGGCGCAACCATCGAGGGCTGGGTCCACCAGGGCCTGGCCACCACCACCCCCCAGGAGGACGACATGTTCAGCGACCAGGACCGCGCCCAGCTGGCGCGCATCGAGCGCGCCCTGACGGCGCACGACACCGAGGAGGACGAGCGATACAAGGTCGACGCCGCTCGATATGGGGTCTACATGGCCCGGTTCAACCAGCTCGGCGCCCTGCTGGCAGGCATCGACAAGGCCGACCCAGCAGCCATCGCCGAGGCCATCCCCGCCGAGCTGGCCAGCCAGGTCGCCGACGAGCTGGGCAAGCGCATCCAGGGCGCCAGCTCATGACCATCAACACGCCCGGCAGCGGCAACGGTCGAGGCGGCAACCCGCTGGCCCAGCAGATCATCGGCGCCGTCATCTTTGTGGTAGTCACCGCCGCCTGGGTCTACTGCAAGCTCAACAAGCTGGAGACAGGCGAGCTGCTGGCGTTCGCCGTGCCCGTGGTTGGCGCCCTGTTCCTGGTCGGCAGTGTCGACAGGGCAGGGGAGAAGGCCGACAAGGCAGCCGACGCCGCCAGCCAGGCAGCCCAGCAGACCAATGGCGTGCTGGACGCCCGCATACAGGCAGCCGTGTCCAAGGCCCTGGCCACCCGTGACGCCGCCCGCACCCGCCAGGCCCAGGGCGACATAAGCGAGGCGGGTGGGGCGCCCACCGCCCCACCCGCCTACGAGCCCGAGAACGCGCCCACCGCGTTCACCGGGCTGCCCAGCTAGCCGACCATCAGGAATGAGTCACCCTGCAGCAGCTGGCCCATCGAGGGCGGCAGCCGCCCACCACGGTCTGGGAGCCCCAGGCCGCTGGTGGGCTGCTGGCCCTGGTCTACGGTGCCCGGCGCCTCACCGAGCAGCACCGACGGCGGCACCTGGAGAAGCTGGCACAGCGCCCCGACCTCATCGAGCGTCCAGGGCGTCCTGTACCGGAAGCGGTCTGACACCGCCATGCGCGACATGCCCAGGGCGTCCGCCAGGTCTGACTGGTGAACGCGTCGCCTGGCACAGATCAGCCGCACGTTGTCGGCGACTACCACACACAAGGGCGTGCCGCCCGTTGGGGTCCTCATGCGGACAAGAGTGCCGCGACACGCTGGGAAATACATGTGTTTTCGCGTGTCGGTTGGCGCCGGGGCCCTGATTGCCGCAAGATACGCCTAGGGCGTACAGCCCAGCCCACCACCGCTCAAGCCCACCAGGAGCACACGAACATGGCCAAGTCGGACCACGCCGAGTTCATCGCCTTCAGCCGTCGGATCATGCGCGCCATGTCCAAGCGCCTGGGCGACGCCGACCCCGAGGACCTGGCAGAAATGCTGGAGCTGCAGCGCACCCTGGACGCCGCCATCGGCGCCGCCGTCCGTGGCCAGCGGGCTGCCGGGTTCAGCTGGGCCCAGATCGCCGCCCCCCTGGGCATCACCCGCCAGGCAGCACAGAAGCGCTGGGGCAAGCTCGCCGAGCAGCTGCCCATGGCCGACCAGGAGGACCAGGCGTGAACGCCGAGCTGCAGCGCCTGGCTGCCGACCAGCAGCGCCGCGAGTCATGAGCTGGCCCACCACCGACCAGCAGCGCCGCAACCGTCGCCGCCACCAGGAGGAGACCTACGAGGCGCCCCGCTACCTGCAGCCCTGGACGCCCGCCCAGGACCGCTACCTGGTCGACACCACCAACGGCACCGTGACCCAGCGGGCAGCCGCCCTGGGGCGCACGTACTACGCCGCCAACGCCCGCCTGGCTCGCCTGCGCGAGCTGGGCCAGACCACATCACTGGAAGCTGAGAGGACCGCATCATGAGTCTCACCCCCACCCAGGCCCAGCTGCTGGACGAGCTGGCCACCCGAGCCCTGGACGCCCTGCGCGACCAGGACCGTGCCGCCGTCGAGCTGGCCACCGAACTGCACCCGACCGACCGCCAGCGCGAGCACCACCGCCGTATGGCAGCCCGAGCCCAGGACGCCGAGCTGCAGCTGCACGACACCATCGCCGCCCTGGTCGAGCACCCGAAACGCCAGACCAACGGACGCCTGCAGGAGCGCCTGACCGCGTACCTGGGCAAGCCCAGCTAGGCCCCTGGCCTGGTGCCCGATTCAGTGTCAACCACGCGTTGACACCGGATCAGCTGCCAGGGCAACCCCCTACAGCCACAACCGAATAGGCCCCCCAGCGCCGAGCTGGGGCGTACACCAGGGCGTTACCGCTGGGCATGGGAGGCGGCGACTCCGACAAGACAAGCCGTGGTCAAGGGGACACGACCCAGGTGGTTCCGATCCGAGTACGCGGGCCGACGCGATATCTAGAAGGCAGGCCCGGCGCGTCCAGGGTGCAGAGCCCTGGTGCTGGCAAGGACCAGCACGCGACCCGCGTACACATCCCGGCCCTGGCGTGAGCGAGTAATTCCCGTGACGCGAGCTAGCAACCCATACCCGACAGTGACGGCATGGACGGCGAGCTTCCCTGTAGCGCAAGACAACCCAGACACCTGGGCCTTGCGCTACAGGGGAGCCGCCCCCCGCCCCTCTAGCTCCGGCATGGCTGCCTCGCCCCAGCCCCTGCCGTCCCAGCCTGTCGCACCTACCCAGCCACTCCAGCAACTACGAACAACCCCAGCCACAAGCGGACACCACAGCCCAGGCCCGGCCTGGTCACGGTGGAACCGTGCAAGGCCACCAGGCACCTGAGCAGTACGCCTCTCGCTTGTCAGTAACCCAGCCCACCTGGAAGGACACCCACCCATGAACCACACCCAGACACCGCCCACCTGTCCCCAGTGCGGGGCCAGGGTCTACCGCACCCACACCTGTCGCGTGTCCGGCCTGCGCCTGGGCCTGAACGGCAAGCTGCCCGAGCCCGGCGAGGTCCTGCCTGCAGCTCGACCGCTGACCCTGGTCCCGATGCCCGAGGGCTGGCGCGACCAGGTGTCTGCCGAGTGTGCGACCTGGCCCGCCCGTGCCCAGCTGCACCTGGTCGAGGAGGAGGACCTGGACGAGGCAGGGGACTGGCGCCTCGACCAGGGCAGCGCCCGCCTGGGCACCGTGCTGACCACGCTGGCCCTGGCGCTCGGCACCGCCGCGTGTGTCCTGGTCGACAGGCTGCCGCTGTGAACCTGTCGAGCCAGCGCCGCCGTGGCAAGACTGACCAGCTGCGCCGCGCCCAGCTCGCCCGCCTGGTCGAGCTGGGCCAGGCAGTCTGCCCCCGCTGCGAGGAGCCCATCGAGCCAGGCCAGGCGTGGGATGCCGGGCACGTCGTCAGCCTGGCCGAGGGCGGGCACCCGCTCGGCGAGCTGCGACCCGAGCACGCGAGCTGTAACCGCTCGGCTGGTGGCCAGCTCGCCGCCCAGCTGCGCCGAGGCAGGCGCGTCGACCGCTCCCGTTTTTTGGTCGACTGACCACCCTGGACACCCAGCGAGTGTCCGTTTTTCTCCCCCACCATTCCGACGGTTTGGCCCCCAAACCACCACAATGGGCGCCCAGCCCAACTCATATATGAGATAGGAACTGCCGTGATTTGCAACCGACCGACCGACCCGCCCGAGGATGCCTCGCCGTCCTGGCTCGGCGCACCGTGCCCCGACTGTGGCCACACGACCCTGCTGCACCCTGGCCCGGCCAACCCTGGCCTGGCGTACTGCCTGACGTGTGACCACCTGGACGCCATCGCCGAGCTGCGCACCACCGCCGACGCCGCTGGCGTCCGCCTGGGCAAGCTCGACACCTGGAAGGCCAAGGCCATCACCCAGCTCGACGGCATCAAGGCCCGGCTGGACGCCCTGGAGGCGACGCCGTGAGCGGGGCCCTGTTCGACGTGCCCCAGCCCAAGGCGCCCAAGGAATCGCCCGGCCCGGTCTACCAGGGCACGTCCAAGGCCATCCGCTACCTGGAGCAGCACAACGCCACCGAGGAGGACCCCAAGGGCAAGGCGTGGGCGACCAGGATGGCGGGCACCATCGCCCAGGCCCGGTCCCTGGCCGCGTCCATCGACCGTGCCAGCGGGCGCGACCCCAACCGACGCCAGGCAGCTGGGCGCGACCTGGCCGACCTGCATGAGCGCCTGGACGCGCTCATGCTGCGCCTCGACCCCGAGGAGGTCGCCCACGCCTCGACCGACCCCTGGAACGAGCTGCAGGGCCAGCTGGTCGAGCTGGAGCTGCAGCAGCGCCGCAAGGTCATGCAGGACGGGCAGCTGTGAGCGACCAGCTGCTGGCCACCAGGACCCTTGCCGAGCCCCGGTTCCACACGCCCAGGTCGACCCGAGAGACACGCGGCGGGCGCGTGCAGCTGCTGGCCAAGGCCAAGGGCAAGCCGCTCATGCCGTGGCAGCGCGACGCCATCGACGTGGCCCGCGAGGTCGACCCGGCCACCGGAGAGAATTGGTACGACAAGGTCCTGGTCACGGTCCAGCGCCAGTCCGGCAAGACCTTCCTAATCGGCAACGAGGCCGACGAGGTCTGTATCAGCAAGCGAGGCGCCCGCACCTGGTTCACCCAGCAGACAGGCAAGCACGCGGGCACCTGGATGCGAGAGGAGCACTTTCTAGCCCTGGCCGAGGCGGCGCCGCTCCTGGGCGAGGAGGGCGCCGCCAGCTGCCGTTACCGCCTGTCCCGTCGAGCTGGCGCCGAGGGCGTGGTCTGGAAGGGCACTGGCGGCACGTTCTACGCCTTCCCGCCCAACCGTGACGCCATGCACAGCAAGCAGTCCGACCGCACGTTCGTGGACGAGGCGTGGGCGTTCGACGCCGAGCAGGGCGCCGAGCTGCGCCAGGCCATCCGACCCACGATGAACACCAGGCCCGGCGCCCAGCTGTGGATCGTGTCGGCAGCTGGCGACGCATCGAGCGCCTACCTGGAGGAGGAGCTGGCCCAGGCCCGGCTCCTGGTCAACGACCCGGCCAGCCGCATAGCCCTGGTCGACTACGGGCTGCGCGACGACGAGGACCCCGAGGACCTGGACGCCGTGCTGCGCCGCCATCCTGCCTACGGGTACACCATCACCCGGCGCGCCATCGAGGCTGCCCGCGCCGAGTTCGCCAACGACCCAGGCGGCTGGGCCCGTGCCTACGGCAACGTGCCGACCAAGGCCCGAGACAGCCTGTGGCCGGACAACGTGTGGACCGAGTGCGGCATGGGCCTGGCCCCGGCGCCCGAGCGCTACGGCGTGGCGTTCGACGTCACCCCGATGGGCGAGCGGGCAGCTGTGGCAGCTGCCTGGCGCGACCACCGCCACCACGCCATCGGCCAGCTGGTCGAGACACTGGGCGACGGCACGGCGGCGCCCGTGCGCGAGCTGCCCGAGCTGCTGGTCCAGCTCGCCAGCTCCAGGCGCCTGCCCATCGACTACGACCCCAGGAGCCCCGGCTGCCTGGCCGTGGTCGACGCCGTCGCCCAGCTGGTCGCCGAGGACAGGCGCCTGCGCGACCTGGTCGAGCTGCGCGCCGTCCCGGTCGCCAACTACGCCGCCGCGTGTGTCCAGCTGTCCAAGGCCGTGTTCGGGCGCGAGTTCCACCACGCCAACCAGGCCGAGCTGACCGAGGCGACCCAGAACGCCACGACCTCGACCGCCATGGACGGCGGGTTTTGCTGGGCCCGCAAGAAGTCGACAGGGTCGATTGCCGAGCTGGTCGCCGTGACCCTGGCCGTGCGAGCGTTCGACACCCTGCCCGCCCCCAGGCGTAAGCCCGTGGCATCAGCTGGGCGGCGCCGCTGACCGCAAATCTTCCTGTCTCGAGCCCCGCCGGCCGGGCCCCAAACCGCAAGATTTGCGGTCTGGGGCCCTTGTCGCGTCCGGATCATGTGTGGAGGCAGGACTACGCCTGGGGCGTATGAGTCCGGCATACCGCCCCAGAATGGATCCCGTGGCCGCACCCATGATCCAGACCGACACCAGCCCCAGCAGCTCCCTGGCCGTATGCCGGGCCGACCGTGGCGGCTGCGGCGACCGCTCGCCCGTCTACAGCTCCAGGGCCAAGGCCCTGGCCTGGGCAGCCAAGCACCGCGAGGCCAGGCACCCCCGCCAGGCAGCTGACTCCGAGCGCAAGAGGATGGCGACCGTATGAGCTGGCTGGACAGGTTCGAGGGCTGGCTGAGTCAGGGCGCCCCCCAGGCGCCGGTCGCCGCATTCTCGACCGCCGTGGCGGCGCCGGACTACTCGCCCGCCACCGCGCCCGCCGCCTCGACCTGGCGCGCCCAGTCCGTCGCCCGCAACATCGCGCTGCGCATCCCGGCCATGAGGCGGGCCCGTGCCGCCATCCTGACCCCGGCCACGTTCGGGCTGACCGCCTGGGAGAACGGCAGCCAGCTGGACGAGCTGGACATGCGCTGCGCCTGGCTGCGCCAGCCCGAGCGCGCCCGCACCCGGTTCAACACCCTGGCGCTGCTGCTGGACGACGGGCTGTGGTTCGACAAGGCCGTGGTCAAGGCCACGACCCGCGTGGACGGCACAACCGCCTATGTCGAGCGGATCCACCCCCAGCGCTGGGTCGCCACCTATCGGGCCGACGACCCCGACACCGTCGACTCCTGGCGCATCGACGGGCACGACTACAGCCCCGACGCCTTCCTGGCCGCTGGATACGTGGCGTTCGACTTCGCCAGCCTGGGCGGGCTGCGCCTGTTCGGGTTCGAGCTGCTGCAGCTGTACGGCGACCTGCAGGCTGCAGCTGGCCGCTACGCCAGGGCGCCGCACCCACACGCCATCCTGGTCAACGAGGGCGGCGACAGCCTCAAGCCCGACGAGATAGCCGACCTCCTGGACGAATGGGAATGGGCCCGCGAGAACCGCTCGACTGGCTACCTGGACGGGTACCGCTACGACACCGTGGGATACAGCGCCAAGGAGCTGCAGCTGACCGAGGCCCGCGAGCACGCCGCCCTGGAGGTCGCCCGCCTGGTCCAGCTGCCCGCGTTCGCCGTCGATGCGGCGGGCGGCGACTCGATGACGTACTCGAACATCGTGGACCGCCGTAGCGACCTGGTCGCCAGCCTGCGCCCCTGGACCACCGTCCTGACCCAGACCATGGGCATGGACGTGCGCCAGGGCGGCACCACCCGAGGGCTGCTGCTGCCCCGTGGCATCACTGCCCAGGTCGACGCCAGCGACTACCTGCGCGAGGACGCCGAGAAGCGCATGCGCGTGTGGGCTGCCATGCGCGACCTGGGCCTGGCCGACGACGCCGACATTCGCCGCATGGAACCTCTAGCCCGGAAGGCCACCGCATGACCCACCGCGTATCCGTCAGCTTCCTGCCCCAGCTGCCCCAGGCCCGGCTGTCGGCAGCTGCCGAGCCCGACGCCACCACCGACAAGCCCACCCGCATCCTGGGTACCGCGTTCGCCATCGGCACCCCGTCCGGCCCCAGCGCCGACGGCGCCCGCTACCAATTCAGCTCGCTCCCGTACAACGCCGACGAGCTGCTGGACGTGGTCAACGAGCATGACTCCTGGGTCGACCCCATCGGGCGCCTGGCGTCACCGTTCAAGCTCGGCGACGACCAGCAGCTGGTCGAGGCCGAGGCCCGCATCTTCGACACCACGGCAGGGCGTGACGCCCTGGTGCTGGCGTCGGAAGGCGTCAAGGGCGGCTGGTCCATCGCCGCCCAATTCGCCGACTACGAGGAGGACGCCGAGGGCGTCCGCCATGTCCAGGACCCCTGGACCGCCATCCACCTGGGTCTAGTCCGTGACCCAGCGTTCGCCGAGTCCCGAGGGCTCACCCTTGCAGCGTCCGCTGCGCCCACCAAGGAAGAAGGAGCACCCGTGCCCAAGGAAGCCCTGCCCGGCCAGGTCGTCGAGCTGCCCACCGTCGAGGAGCTGGCCCAGAAGGTCAACGAGTTCAACAAGGCCCAGGAGAAGGCGCCGGTCCACCCGCTCGCCAAGTTCCCGACCCACGCCGCGTTCACCAGGGCGTTCCAGGAGGCCGACCCCGAGGAGCGCCAGAAGCTCGCCGCCGCGTTCGCGCTGCCGACGACCACGACCGCCGACCTGCCTGGGTTCATGCTCCCGGCCTGGCGCCGTGACCTGGTCACCTACCTCGACAGCCGCCGCCCGGCCATCGCCGCGTTCGGTGGCTCCACCGCCCTGCCCGCCGAGGGCATGAAGGTCGAGTGGCCGACGTTCGACGGCGACCTGGACGCGCTCATCGCCGAGCAGCTCGCCGAGCTCGCCGAGCTCAAGGGCGTCAAGCTGGTGTTCGGCGAGGACAGCGAGACCATCCGCACGGCGGGCGCCGCGTCCGAGATCAGCTTCCAGGCCATCCTCCGGTCGAGCCCGAGCTACATGGCCCAGTGGCAGACCATCATGGAGGCAGCCTGGGCCCGCTACACCGAGGCCGTGTTCGAGCTGTCCATCCAGGCCAAGGCCACCCGCCTCGACCCGGCCACCGACCCGCTCCCGGCCATCGCGCCAGGCGCCAAGCCCACCGCGTTCAAGTCACTCCTGTTCGAGGCGTCCGCCGCCGTCGAGGACGCCACCGGCGCCCCGGCCAACGTCGTGCTGGCGTCCAAGGACGTGTGGCTGGAGCTGGGCGGCGCCGACCTCCCGGCGCCCGGCCAGGGCGGCGAGAACGGCCAGGGCACCGCCGACGCCAAGAGCCTGCGCGTCGAGGTCAACAACCTCACCATCGAGCGGGCGCCGTTCCTCGACGCGGGCAGCCTCATCGTGTCCAACGACAAGGCCGCCAAGTTCAGCGAGTCCGGCTCGATGCTGGCCACCGCTGACGACGTGGCCAAGCTCGGGCGGGACGTGGCCATCTGGGGCATGTACGTGCCCAGCGAGGTCTACTACCCGGCTGGCGTCCTGCGCTACGCCCGCGCCTGACAAGCCCCCAGCTGGGGCGGGCGCCTGGTCCTCGACCCGCCCCAGCTGGTGCCCCAGGCCGCAAATCTTCCTGTTTGACCCCAGGCCGGCCAGGCCCCAAACCGCAAGATTTACGGTCCCCACACCACCCCTGACAGGAAGGCATCGACGTGAGCAGCTGGGCGACAGTCGCCGACGTTCGCACCGACGACCCGGCAGACAGCCCCTGGGCCAGCGCCCCCAAGTCCGACAAGCTGCTGGCCCAGCTCCTGGACGCCGCCGAGGAGCAGTGCCGCGAGTACGCCCCCCTGCCCGTCCTGGTCACTGACGCCCAGGGCGTCACCACCGAGGTCGTGACCGAGTCCATGCGCCTGGCCGTCATCTACCAGGCCCGCGAGGTCTACGCCGCCGCCAAGCGCGAGGGCGACACCATCGCCCAGGGCGACGCCTACGTGGTGCGCGCCCGGCCCCTGGTCGGCAGCGTCAAGCAGCTGCTGCGCCCGGCCCGAGGGCGTAGGTACGTCGGATGACCGCCGCCCGTGACCTGGTCCACCAGGAGCTGCTGGCCCAGCTGCCCGCTGGCTACGAGGTCGAGCGCTGGGCCCCCCAGCTCGACAACGTCCAGGCGCCCACGCTGCTCCTGCGCGTCGACACCATCACCCCGACGCCCGCCGCTGGGATGCACGCCCGCCGCTACGGGTTCACCGTCCTGGCCGTCCACCCGACAGCTGGCGCCACCGTCGAGGACGTGGCCGAGGTCGACGCCCTGGCCGAGGACGTGCTGCACGCCATCGACGTGTCGCGCAAACTCACCTGGACCGACGCCAAGCGCGTGTCGGTAGACGACGCCTGGGCGGGCTGGGAGGTGTCCGTGGGCATCACCCTGGCCCCCACGCCCTGACCGTCGAACCACCGTCAACCCAGGGTTGACACCATCCGAGCCACCAGCACCGACCCCGACTCACCGCCCACCACCCGAGTAAGGAAGCCCGCTCATGACTGTTCCCGCCACCCCGGTCGCCGTCGAGCCGTTCGTCCTGACAAACGTCCTGTTCGCCGTCGACGCCGACGACTTCGCCGCCCACGTCTCCAAAGTCGAGCTGGTCCCGACCACGCCCAC